TGGCTCTTCAGGAATGCATGGACGCGCTGGATGCCTGGAACAGAAATTGAAGAATGAAAATCGTCACTGCTATTTTCAAGTAACCATGAAGCTGAAACCTAATCAAATTTTCTCGGACTACGATGCCGACAACTTGGCGCCGCGCATTCGGCGCTTTAAGCCAGAAAAGGAAGTTCATCAAAAGCGCGTCAAGCCCAAACGCCAGCGTCGAACCAGGAACTTAGACCATGAATGGCCGCAAGCTTACTAAGTACCCGCGAACCTATCACCTTCCTTGGTCACCGGGCGCAACTGGTGATGACAAGGTGCTGCGCGACGTCTCTCAGTTTCACGGGAGGCACGTCGTCGTTACTAAGAAAATGGACGGAGAGAACTCCACCATTTACCAAGACGGTTACGTCCATGCGCGCTCCCTCGACAGCGCCGGCGGGGTTGACCGTGATTGGGTGAAAAGCTTTGCCCAACAGTGGTGCTTCAATCTACCTGAAGGCTGGCGCGTCTGTGGTGAGAACCTTTGGGCTAAGCACTCCATCCAGTATGATGACCTTCCTTCTTACTTTCTCGGCTTCAGCGCCTGGAACGAAGAAAATACGTGCCTATCGTGGGATGAAACCGTTGAGCTCTTTGACAGGCTCGGAATTATTCCCGTCCCGGTGCTGTATGACGGGGTGTGGGACGTAAAAGCTGTTCGGGCTCTTGAGAAGGACTTGGACTTCTCTAAGGACGAGGGCTACGTTGTCCGTTTGGCCGATAGCTTCAAGTACGACGAGTTCTCAAGCAGCGTTGCCAAGTACGTTCGAGCTGGGCACGTGCAAACTGATACCCACTGGCGTCACTCTAAACTTGTTCAAAATAGGCTAAAGTGACACCGCTCCACAGTCATCAAGGATGAGCAATAAATATCCAACTCTGTTGGAGCACCAAAGAAAATGAAGGTCTCTCAATTTTTGAATGACAGAATTACTCCATCACTCTGTTAAGCTGAGACGAGAGCCAACAACTAACGGCTTTGTCAAGAATTGAGAAAAGACAATGCGTAAGGACTTTAATAAGCTTCTGGTGGAGCGCGAGCGTGTCAACCATCGTGACCACTACCACCACTATCGTCACGTCAAGGGACCGAAGGGCGCCTGGGACGATGACGAGGTCGGTGGTCGTGAGAGAATGCGGGTGCGCTACAACCACGGCTACAACCGCAAGTCCTTCAACGAGAACCTGAACCCGCTCTACGGCTGGATCCGTAGCTGCGTCGGCAAGAAGTGGGACAAGTGCTACAGCGAGCTGTGCAAGACCTTCGACATGCGTGGAGTCATCAACGCCCACATCCTTGAGCATCTCTGGGAGACCATCGAGCGTCACGCCTTCGTCAACGAGAAGGGCGCAGTTATGACGCACCGAGGCTACAGCTTCGGCGGTAAGAGCGCCGCACATGGCGACCCTGTTCCCATCGCCCAGTGTGGCAAGGACTACTACATCTGCCCGAAGGACGGTACTCTCAAGAAGACGCAGAAGCAGTCTCGGCGCTCCATCATTAAGCAGCGAGAAGCCGAGAAGAAGGCTAAAGAGCTGGCAGTCCGCCGTTATCTCAACGACAGGGAAGTGCTGCACCTGATTGACGGCGTGTGGTATCACTTTGACCTGCTGCCGATCCCCGACGCCCGAGTCGTATATGAGAAGCCTGACGGCACCGACATCTTCGAGACCGGCTACAGTTTTCGCGGCACTCCAACCAGCCGCCGTGAGAAGACGTGGGACGAGCTCAACCAGGCGGAGCGCGAGCGCTTCGGACAGGCTCGCGTTGTTGGCGGTACCGCCCGTGACGAGCTCACCAATGAGGTGGTGTATCGAGACCAGAAGGGCGTCGTCCACCCTGCCACCAGCTGGACAAATGATAGGCCCGCCGATGCGCAAGTTGGCCTGTACCACGCCAACAAGAAGACCGCTAACAAGAAGCACCTCAAGCAAGCAGGACTTCTATGACCTCCTTTTCAATTCATAATCCAGACCACGTGCACCAGATTCTAGCAAGTGGACACCTAACCCGGAGCCTTTATCTACAGGCCACCGTTACTGATACCTGGAAGCACCCGTATCTAGTGGGTTGGGCGGCGGTAATTCAGCTAGTTTCGACGGCGGATGACCACCTAGAAGAAACTTTTTCTACCAAGTATAGAATAGGTGGTTTTGTCAGCAAGCTAAAAAAGCTTGCTGCTACTCCAGATTTTCCATATCAACTTTGTCTAATAGTTCCTGGAAAAGATAGAACTCTAGAAAATGCGCAGCTGATTGAAGATTTTACTTTTAAGGACGTGCTAAATGTGGCTCGAGTTGTCTCTCTGAGCTATATTGGAGCCGGTGCAACTAAGAAGGAGGCCTTTCAGTTTCCAGTACTTCTCAAGGAGAGGCTAGTTTACGAGTGGTAGATAAATAGAGAATACTTGTAGATTGACAGGGCACCTATGCTGCTTGAAGAAATTACCATTAGCCACCCGCAGCAGTTTGCGAAGAAGCTTCAAAACGACCTTAAAGAATACGCCAAGTCTAAGTGCCACATCAGCGTCCTTTCTGGAATGGGCTGGCCCGCTATTTTGAAAGACTCAATCTGGTATGGTGGCTTTTTCAATAACTCGAAAAGCGCCTCAGATGAGGAGATGGTCCTTCCATTTGAAGTGAGGGTGAAGGGCGTCCTCAAGTTCATGGCTAAACAGCTTCAGGCGCTGGTGGATGAAGGCCACAGCGTCAAAGTCGGACTTGGCTACAAGCGGTCAGATGCGATTGCTATTCAACCGGGTGACGATATTTTTAAGGTGCTGCTAAGCCGATTGAGAGAAGATACTCCACCTAGCGGCCAGATTACAAAAAAGCTCCCAAGCATTGTGTGTCAGGTATCTATCCCTTCCGAAATTGTGGATAAAGTCCCAGTATTTTTCTATACCAGCAGCTATTACGGGAAATCTTCCAATAAAATGGACCTGTCGGCCGGCGCGATCTTCACCAGAAGTGAAGCTAAAATGATCGACAAAAATTTCAAGGTCCTTCATCAAGCCACGCCGAGCTGGAAATTGAAAAAGATTAGAGGGGCGAGCATCTCTAGAGACTTGACGGGAGAGCAGTTTGAAAAATTCAGAACTGATCTTCTTAAGGTCCTCGGGGAGATAAACGGGAAATCTGCACCTGCAAAATCTCCCTATGACACTCATTTTGTCTGGGTTAAAACGAGTGGCGTCGTGGCTAGAGACGATGTAATTGACACCACTGGCAAGCTTGAAGCGGTTGTTAGAAAGTACCTACTATGAAGCTAAACCAGCTTTTAGAAGCGCCACGGCCTGGATGGGTTTCTTCTGAGTCAAGGGAAGTTGTCAAGCTTCTAAAGACTTTAAAAGTAGCGGTGTCTTGTTCTGCCATGCGGCTGAACAAAAGCGGCGATGAATGGATGTTCACCATTGGCATCGAGCTTCCGAAAGACCACTTTCTGCCAGAGGAAATATACATTAGAGGAATAATTAAGGCTCTTGTTAGCTGGCTACACAAAAAAGCAGAGAGTGGAAGGTATATCAGAGTCATTACTCGCTTCAACTGGATAACGAGAGAGCCCGGCGCCGGAATTCACGTTCAGCCTGAAGACGACGTTAACTATCTGACACGGCTTCTCTACGACACAAAGTTTCAGTTTGTGACATCTCCATTTAGCGTCAATGTCACCATGACCGCGCCGAGACAGTAACCTGGCGGTGCATTGAAGCTACGCGCGAAGCGTGATATAAATACACAACCAGCACAATCGACTTTAAGCACATCGCGGTCCTAGTCGATGACCGGTTTGAAGCTGTTGGTAGGAGAAGTGAGTGATGTACTCAGATAAGCTTGTTGTCGCCGTCAAGCACAATGGCCGCGTTCTGCGGGAAAACGGTGATACCGTCCTTATACCATTCGGGTCGGAATATACCCTCTACTTCAAGAACCTCAACTCAGTCAGAGCCCTCGTTAGGGTCTCTATAGATGGAGAGGACGCGACTAAGGGCGTCAGTCTAATTATCGAGCCCAATCATAGCTTCGAGCTAGAGCGCTTTCTTGATGCATCCAACCTTGACAAAGGCCATCGCTTCAAGTTCATTGAGCGAACGAAGAAGATTGAGGATGGCCCTCGGGGCGTCAAGGCAGAGGATGGGCTGATCCGCGTTGAGTTCGAGTTCGAGAGGGCACCTGCCAAGATCGAGGACGTCTACGTTCGTCAGCACCGCATCTATGACTACTGGCCCTACTGGGGTGGCCCTATTTGGGTATCCAGACCTATCACCGCAGGTGATGACCACCAGGTCTTCTATACCACATCAACTCAAGCTGCGCCGGCAGTTCATACGCCGCCGGCGGCCAAGACGGAGAGCGCTTTCCGGAGCGCGTCAAAGTCGGATGACCTACAGGCGCAGAACGTAGCTCAGGCTGTTAACGATGTAGGTATTACCGTTCCGGGCAGCGTCAGTCACCAGCAGTTTCAGCTTGGGGCTTGGTTCCAGACCGATGGGCAGAAGCACGTGATGGTTCTCAGGCTCCTTGGACAAGTTGGCGAGACGAAGGTGGAAGCACCTGTCACCGTTAAGACTAAGCTGAAGTGCCCGACCTGTGGAACCCTCAACAAGCACGGGACCAAGTTCTGTCGAGAGTGCGGCACCGGCTTAACTGCCCTCTGAAGCAGTAGATTCTCCCAAGTTACCGTAAATAAGTGGTAGCCTGATAAGGGAGAATTGAGATGCTGGAAATTCTGAAGAAGATAGGGCTGCCGGCTACCGTCTCCGCGGTTATTGCAGCCCTTGTCACAATCACGCCGTTCCTGTTTCAAATTGATGAGAGGTATGCCAAAGCTGGTGACGTGGAAAATCAGCTTCACGAACTCAGAAAGCAAAATGAGGCGCTGCTACGCGAGCTGGCACAGGTAGTGGGATTTCAGGCAGCTATGGTGCAGTTTGTTCAGGAGGGCAGGTTTCCTAGGTCGACCCCAGCTCCCGCCCCTAGGCCAGCTGTACCCCTTCATCCGCCAATAGCCGCACAGCCACCTGCACCTGCACCTGCACCAGTTTCCCCTCCACCGACTACACCTTCGGTAGTTGAAAAAGAAATTTCTATTGAAGCTCCAAGAAACTGGAAAGAGCTCAATGACGGGCTAATCAGGCAGCAGCAGAGAATCGCAATTCCCGTAAAGTGAGAACAGATGAAGCTACTTGAAGTTCAGGCTGGACAACTAGAACACCTCCTAGATGCTGTCTGCCGGCAAATTTTTGGAAAGACAAAGTCCTTCCCCTCCATGGGAAAATGGAAGGACCGTCCAATCTTGGCAGCGGCTAAGGCACTGGAAGGACGTTCACGAAATACAGCTGAAGAACTAGTTATTGACATTCGAATGCTTCGACAGGACGCTCTCAATTCCAACAGAGCGGGAACTGTTTTTTCGATCGAGTTTAAGAGATTGGTCGACTATGGATTCCCTTGGGATCAACGTCTTCAATCTCTGACCAATGACGCAGTTAAACTGGCAGCAGCGCGTTCATCGGATGACAAAATAGTTCTCAACCAGGAGCTGGTCAGCTTTATAGACAAGCTGTTCTTAGCGATCTCGGCGCTGTATAAACTTTCTGAATTTCTGTTAAACTCGGACGAGCTGCTGGCGGTCCTGAAGCCAACGGAGGCGGACGATTCGTCCCGAGAAGCTTTACAGTTCAAGGTGCAAATTGTCAGGGCGCTTTTTAGAAAGCTAGAACTGACGCCGTTTCAGAAAAAGTGAAGTAGCTTCAGCTGCTAGAGCCATAAATAGACTACAGGCAAAACTAGGGTAGGACGCAGTGAAGCTTCAAAGCCTCTTAGATGAAGGAATATGGGCTGTCAAGTCAAAGGACGGGGTGTCAAAGCGCTTCAAGGATGAGGCTTCAGCCGAGGCCTGGAAAAACAGCTACGCTAAACCCGCTCGCCCTCCCAAAGAAGTTAAAGCCCCTAAGCCGAAGAGAGAAGATATTCTAAGAAGCCTGTTTCAGAATTTTGAAATAACAGTAAGCGACAGCTTTCCAGATGGAGATCCTATTTCGGAAATGCTTCCATACCTAAAGAAGCACGACTTGACCGTCGACGACCTAAATGCGGCAGTCCGGAAATTTGGTAGGAGCAAGGACGTCAATGACTACCTGGCTGACCTGTGGGATAGCTACGCCACGGACGTCGTGGCTGGGATGGAGCGTTCGGGGCACTTTGATGAAGACAGCTGGGCGCTAAGACCAAATCCCTGGCGGTGACGATGAAGATAACTGACTTTCTACCAACTGATGCCAGCAAAAAGGCAACTGCAAAGCTTACCAAGCAGGTGCAGATGGCTTCAGTTGCTGCCGCCAAGGAGCCGAAGCTTCGACTTGGAGTGCTTTCAATCGATATAGCCCAGAAGCAGTCAACTGGCGATACCTCTAGAGTTAATGAGGCAGCGGAGCCACCTCTAAAAGAGAGAGGCGTCGCTAGCTTACTTCAGAAGTTAGCTACAGGTGTTTTGGATAGCGAGTTTGGGTCTCTTCAGAATATTTCTGAAGCCGGTGCCCAGCTTGGTGTTTATGCGTACTCTCTAGGAAAGGAAGATGGCGACAAACTTATAACTGAGCTTGTAGTCATTTCTAGCATCACCTCTAAGATGATAAGTTATCGCGACTACTCGACGCGCCTTGAAGATGCTATTACAAAATTACATGAGAAGCATGATGCAACCGCCCTCCCTCTGAAGCTGATACAAATTTTAGAGTCTGTTTCATTTCTCAGTAAGATGTCAGAGGAGCTAGCAAAAACCGTCGAAGATGCCAGTGAGGTGCTTAGCTTTCTTGACCGAGTAAGTCACATGCAGTTTGAGAACGATGAAGAAGGCTTCAAGCAGCAAATAGCAGCTAAGGTGCTAAAGAAGCTAGGACTACTGAAATGAAGATTACCGAACTGCATCAGCTGTCAGAAGCCGGTAAGAGCGATGCCCAGCTTCTCATGGATTTGCTGGCTAAGGTGAGCCACAAATCCCTATCTCGTGTCATCAATGCAACTCCTGAAAAAGAAAAAGTGATGGGGTGGGCAGTTGAGCTCTTTAGGAACGCGACCAGCGATGAAAAAGCTGATGAATTGATGCTGGCTATAGAGATGCTGACTGGGCTGAGCGCCCAGCTTGGGAATATCAACTCACGGGTTTCAGAGAGGCAAAAGAACGCCCTTAGGCTTTTAACGCCGGTTATTCCTCAGGCTGAAGATGCTATGAAGGTGCTACAGCAGTCCTTCAAGGATAACTTTACATCTCAGTTAGAAACTCTAGATGTTGTTATTTCTAATTTGACGATTCTTCGTAAGGCGGCTCTTGATCCAGAAATGGAGGCGGCGTTTGAATTTGCGAGTGAGATTGACCCCGTCCTAGTGCGAGCCACCTTCAAAAAGCTTGGGTTTATTCCGCGATGAAGCTTCTCGAACTTAAGGAACAGCCTTCTAAGAAGCTGTACCTGCTGAGGAAAATTGCCAAAGCCACTGGCCAAAAGGTTCGACTGCCGCAGGGTGAAGCCCCGGCGACGATTGACGCAATGATTGACGCGGCCGTCGAGGCGCTGAAGAACGATGAGGAGTTCTATCGGGATCGCCACCCCTTCCATGGTTTTAAGCTTCAGACGCGCCACGTATTCGCAAATCACGTCTACACCCTGCTTAAGACCGCGTTGAACATGACCGAGAGCCCTGACCACGCTGCCCGTTTCATCGTTGACATAGGCATAAAGGGCCTAGGTCTAAAGCGACCTAACGACGACCTTGAAAATTAAGCAGCGGAAGAAGCCTAAGTTACAAGTCAACTCGCAGGTTACAAAAAACGCTGTATTTTTCCGGTTTTCTGTATATAATCTCATCAATGCTTAAAACTTCCGCAAGGAACAGTACCATGAATTCGATCAACCGCGTCAAAACCACGAAAATGTTCTGGCACCAGTGCCGGAATATGGTCGTGCGCTTTGAGCGCGAGATTGATACACGAACCCTGGTCTTCGGGGAGGGGAAAGCCTAAAAAGCCTACTCCAAGCAACAAAGACCAGGGAACCTTGAAGGTTCCCTTTGTTGTTTTAGGCTGCACAAACGAAGATCGAAGATTGCAGATCAAAAACCGCTAGATGGCACACCCGGTGACCGAGAAGCGGGATACAAAAAATCTCAGTTAGGAGGGGGGTCCCGGAGGTAACTCAATGGGCAACCATACGACGGGTATGGGATAACATTTTGAACCATCGGTAGGCTTTGCGCCTTTCCGATGGGTTCATTTTCAATCAACGACCTTGATAGAAGTCGGCGACAAAAGACCGCGTGGTCTTCCACATGACGAACGCCGACTGGGACCGTTGATTGAAAATGAACAAATGGGTCTCTGGTGTAGTGGCAGCACGACATCTTTTTGCTATAAATAAAAAGTACTCACAAAAGAAATCTATGAGCAGAGCAGATCAACGAAAGCACCACTACATCTATCGAATCACTCGGACTGATGGGAGTGGTAAGTACTACATCGGGATGCATAGCACTGATGATCTCGAAGACGGATACTTCGGAAGTGGATCATTGCTTTCTAAGTCAATCAAGAAACACGGCAAAGACAAGCACTTCAAGGAAATTCTAGAGCACCTGCCAACTCGTGAAGCACTGAAACTTCGTGAAAGGGAGATCGTGAATGACCGTCTTCTTATTGATCCAAAGTGCATGAACTTGAAAATTGGCGGTGAAGGTGGTTGGGATAATCTCAATGACGGTTCTCAATTACACAAAAATCGATGTTCTTTGGCATCTAAAATCGCTTGGATAAAGCACCCTTCGATGAAGCCGCCAAAGACCACAAAAGAAAGTGCTGCCAAATCAGCGGCAACAAAAATAGCGAAGTATGGTGACAAGTATTTTGCCCAAATCGCTTCATACAAAAAATCTGATGAACATCGAGCTAAGCTCGCTGCGGCATCTAAAGGTAATAAAAACTGTCTTGGTAAAGCCAAACCAAAGATAACTTGTCCGCACTGCTCAAAACAAGGAGCCGCGCATGTAATCTTTAGATGGCACTTTGACAATTGTAAGAACAACGGCTTGCAAGCATTAAAGTGATGTACTGGGCTCCAAACCCAGGGAACGGGGAGCATTACCCTGGCAGGCTGCCAGTCACGAAGGGCGCTCAGTAGAGTTCTGCACTGATTTTCAGGAGGTTGCTGGTGTAAAGCTCAGCCCTCCAAAGAATGAATGGTGTCTTTAGTGTAGTGGTAGCAAGACTGACTGTGAATCAGTAGGCGAGGGTTCGATTCCCCAAGACACCCCAAAATTTACTGGCCACGAGCAAGCAAGGTGAAAGCGCTCCGCTGTTAACGGAGAGATGCTGGGTTCGATTCCTAGGTGGCCAGCCAGTATTCTAGTGGGGGCAAGCCGAAGTAGTCGAGGCGCTGGTCTTTGAAGCCAGTTGAAGTGAGTGCGAGTCTCACGCCCTCTGCCAAACAAAGTCCATCGAGTCTCCGCAAGGAGCGACAAAATGGGGCGTGTGGGACAACTGGCGCTCGATGGCATAGACATTGCCCTTGTAGTACATTGGTCGTACGCGCCCTTGGTATGGGCGAGAAACGAGTTCGATTCTCGACTAGGGCACCAAAAACACAGCCTGTTGGTATATGGGTTATTATGCGACGCTGTCTACGTTGCGAAACGGGTTCGAGTCCCGTACAGGCTGCCACCTATACTAAAACATGAGCAAGTAAGATAGTAGATGGAAACCGAGCTGGGGGAGACTTCCCGGTCTTCGCAGGTGGGCTTCAGAGCCAAGACGCGGCGTCTATAGAAGTCGGTCCAGTAGGGTATGAAAGCTGATGTTGGCGGAAAGAGCTGCCGAAGGACAGAAGTCGAAATGGGACGAAATGAGAGTCCCCAGTGTAGGCGCCGCGTATTCCTCCAAAGATTAATGCAGATAGGTAAAAAGTTCTCTTCGGAGATCGTGGTCACTGGGGAACGTCGCCCTCGCACTACCTCCTGTCTTGGACTGTCTGCGTCAAACACCCCGCCGTGGCAGAGCGGCTGATGCAACCGGCTCTTAACCGGTACCAGGTAGGTTCGACTCCTACCGGCGGGACCAAGTATTCCCTCTGTAGCTCAATGGCAGAGAACACGGAGCGCTGCGCATTTCAGAAATGAATGTTCATTTTAATGAACACCGGTCGCTAATGATCAAACAGCCATAATTGTTTTTCCAAACACCCTTGGGAGCATATTGGGCATGCAATCGGCTGATAACCGATAGATGGTGAGTTCGATTCTCACACAAGGGACCAATCTTAGTATAAGTGTAGAGCATTCTGCTGACCTCATATAAATAGATGAGGAGAAAATATGGCTCATGCACATACAAAACACTGTTCAAAATGTTCGCGCGATATAAGGGTGAATAATTTTGCAAGGCATATTCAGGCATGTTCTGGTTTGCGAATAAAGAAAATCCGTGGAATAGATTTTGATCCAAACGCAGGGTATAAGGATGGCTCTAGATCAGCATGGAATAAGGGATTAGATAAAGAACATAATAGGTCTCTTGCCAAAGCCGCCGAAACATTAAGAAAGCGATATGGGGTAGGTGAACTAAAGCCTGTTGGGTGTTGCTCTAGAGAGTGGCTTGCTAGTGATAATCATGTAGAATCATCTCGCAGGGGTGGTGGCTATCGTGAAAATGCTGGTCGCAGCAAAAAGTTCTTCGTAGAAGATTCATTGGGCAATAAAGTCTGCCTCCAATCGACTTACGAACTCCAAACGTGTGAGATCTTGAATGAGCTTGGTTTTAAATGGGTCAGACCAAAAGCACTGAAGTACGATGGTAAAAATTACTTCGCTGACTTCTATCTTCCTGAGTTTGATCTTTGGCTCGACCCAAAAAACGATTTCAAAGCAAAACAAGATCAAGAGAAAATACAAAAAGTGATTGAACAGAATGGCATAAAGCTTGTTGTTTTATTGAAGCACCAAATCACAAAACAACATATCGCATCATTAGTTTAACTAAAATTTCTGAACTGGATGCTGACGGCTATCTTTAAAATAGCCCGCCATCAAACAAATTTGTTCAACTACATCGCTGAATTCTAGCGGCTAGGACAGCCCGCCAAAGAGTAAGCTCAGGTTCGATTCCTTACTGAGGGACCACGCCGTTCTGGTATAGCTGGTGCGTACGTCGGACTGAAAATCCGAAGGATCAGGTTCGATTCCTGAGGGCGGCACCAAACAACTGCCTCTTAGCTTAATTGGTAGAGCACATGATTCTGAGTCATGGGGGTGTCAGTTCGACTCTGACAGGGGTTGCCAGGCAAATTAGCCAGAGCCTAGCTGACTCGTAAGATGCTTAATCGATCACTGCCTGCCACTGCTAATAATTCCACCTCGTTCGACTACGGGTTAGGTCGCTAGCCTTTCAAGCTGGAGAAACGGGTTCGAGTCCCGTACGAGGTACCAGGTTACTCCTTTGATGGCTTCTTCTTGAAGTAGATCGACGCCTTCAGATCACCGCGGGTGATTCGGTACAGATCGATGTTGTCAGCGGTCAGCTTTCCAGTGTGGACGATCCTTAGGGTTTTTCGGTCTAAAAGGATAAAAAGCTTGTCCTTCAGGTAAGTTTTTGCTACGCCTTCAGCCCAGTCGTTGATGGCATCCTCAATTGAGAAGACGTCTTTGACTTTATCACTGGATTTATCAATCAGGTCAAGCAGCGCCTTGGTAGACTTGCTCTTCTTGACGTTCATAATGAGTTCATCGTCGTCAGCCGTCTTTAGGTCACCATCACTGTACAGTACCAAGTCGTGGCTTGAAGCTGAGCCGTCAGACGTTATTTCCATTTCACGCCACTTGGCTAGGTTAGTGGAAGAAAGATCGCCGCCAGCCCCGTTCCAGCCTGGTAGGTCCTCGCCGTTCTTAGCTTTGTACGCGGCGTTTAGCGCCTTTATGTCTTCCTTAAACTGCTGAACAGCGGCAATCTCGCTCCCACCAAGAATGATGTCATAGATTCTTTCAGCTTCCTTTTTTGAGTACTCGCCTGCCTTGACTTCGGCAAATGGCTTGCCGTCTAGGAAAAGATCGATTGGAAGATTTCCACCGACGCCGATGTTATCAAAAAGGTAGTAGAATACCATTTCTCCGGGGCCAGTTTGCGCTCCCTTGAAGCTGCTTATCATTGCAGCTTCTTTTGGGTAGTTCATCACAAAGTCGTTGTAGATTGAGACGAAGTTCGACTTAGTGGCCCTAGTGAATAGCCTTGAGATCTTCTGTGCGACTGAAGGGTTGATGCCAGCCACCCGGTTCAGTATCTGTCTGCCCCTTTGCTTCGCCTCGCTGGAGATATCAGTAGAAGATAGCCCCTCGGCTTCGGCTAGGTACTGTCTGAATGAGAAATTTTTCATAGAAAGAGGTTTTAGTGATATAATATTTATTAGATAAGGTATTTTATTTGTCCAGGTGGTAGAGTAGCTCATACGACGGTCTGCAAAACCGTAGAGGCATCGGTGCAAATCCGGCCCTGGACTCCAAAGTTTCTCGCCGCCTATGGAGTAGGCTCTTGCGCTACGAACGCGAGATATCAGGTTCGAGTCCTGACGGCGGGTCCAAAACTGCACCTGTAGCTCAGTGGTAGAGCAACTGTCCGCTCATGGTAAAGGACCAAAAGGACGGGGTGTCAAAGCCCCAGCTGCGGAACTACAGAGGCCGTCGGTTCGAGTCCGACCAGGTGCAACAAGCTGCGTCTCGTTCGTCTAGCGGTGAGGACACTGCCCTTTCACGGCGGCAACACGGGTTCGAATCCCGTACGGGACTCCAAAGCAGCCCCTAAAGTGAATGCGGAAGGCACGCCGGTTTCGTAATCCGGAGGATGGAGTTCGACTCTCCATAGGGGCACCAGAACGAGGTGATGAAGCAGAAGAGGATATGCGCAGGTCTCATAAGCCTGTTGTAGTGGGTTCGAGTCCCACCATCACCACCAGCCCGTGTAGCTCACTGGTAGAGCGTCGCTTTGACACGGCGGAGAAAGAGGTTCGATTCCTCTCATGGGTACCAGAATCGCAATCATTCACTATAAATACTTCAAACACTGACCTAAAGCCCCCCACATGAAGCTACAAAGCCTGGAAAAACTAGCAAGGACAGGAATTGCAACTCAATCGTCACCTGATGGAGCGTATATCAACCAGCTCAGGAGCGAACTTATCGCAGAAGGCATTCTGCAGGTAAAAAGCCTAGATGAAGGGGTAGTCGATCTTGCTAGGAACCTGGGTAGGGTTGCAAGTCAGACCGTCAAGAGGGGCTTAAAAACTGGCGCAAAGACGTTTCTAACTTACCTGTTCTCTGGTACTAATGCCAAGAAGATGGAAAACGATATGCGAGAGCAGGTTGACTTGTTAGTTGACAAAGTCAACAGCCAAGTCAAGAAGCTTGGGGCTGAGCAGAAGACCTCCAAAGTAATTCTTGGAGAGGTTATTAAGAATTTGAAAGGGGTTCTAGGCCCTCTCGGTTTCAAGCTGTTCAATGTGGTTACTGCCAACGATGGCCATGCTGTCTCAATCATAGAGAACCCGCGCATCATTTCAGGTATGACTGAACCTCTGGTCAAAATGTCTTTGACCTTTGACCCATCTCAGGCACCACACGAAGATGAGGATGAATTCATAGAAGCTACATTTTCAAAGTCGCTTGGTAAGCGGCTGTTTGAGCTGAGGAGCGCTTTCGCAAAGAAGCAGGATTCTAATAGAGTCCATGATGAAAATACATCGATGCACTCTTCAGGGGGTAGTTCAACTGCCGCAAATACGGCTGAACATGATGCAGAGGCAGATAGTTCTTCTGAAGATACCGGCACGGCTGCAAGTGCAGCTAAACCAACTGGCGGTGGAGCTAAGCCAACTGGCGGTGGAGCTAAGCCAACTGGCGGTGGAGCTAAACCAACTGGCGGTGGAGCTAAGCCAACTAGCAGCGGTGATGGTGGCGAAGCTGAGAAACCAGGTGGCGGTGGTGGCGAAGCTGAGAAACCAGGTGGCGGTGGCGACAGCGGTGAAAAGCCAGCTGCCCCAAAAAGCCCTAAGACCTGGGCAGAATATAAGGCAGCTAAGATTGAGCCACTTAACAAAGGTAAGCCTGACGTCAAGCCAAACATTGATGGTGAATCAAAAACGGCAGTTGCTGAAGACTTCGTCAACCACATGCTATCTGAATGGAACCTCTTCGTTGAACATGGCTTTAGCATACCTATAAAGAGAATGCCTGAGATCAAGGCGATGGCTAAGGCGATGGGCAACTTTATCAAGGCTGAAGGTAAGCTAACTGACCTTGATCGAAAGATCATCTTGGCAGAAATGAAGAAGCTGACTGAGGCTGAGGAAGTTAGAAAACGAATTGTCAAGATCATACGAGAGAGCAAGTAATACATCTTAGGGCATACCCATATGAAAAGCTATAGCTCAACCGCTGCCGAGCTGTCGGTTCTAGTTGTCCCAGTAGGCCCTACCTTGCCATCAGCTGCAAAGGACGGGTCTCTCTTCCACCTTACTGAAGATTACCCTGAGCCTGTTTCAGGAGAGCTCCCGTGGTTTTCCAAGGGAATGTATCGATTCCAGGGCAAGAAGTGGATCAAGCTAGTAGATCAACAGGCAAGGTCTGGGTGGGGCATCATTGGCGCCTGCACCATCGAGATGGAAGACATCAGCTCGACTGAAGAAGAGCCGGTGCTTGGAAAGGGCTACACCTTAGCTGTCGCTGGCGTTTTACCAGCTCACCGAAAAGTCATAATTACCGGCACAGCTTCCTTTTGGGTAGAAGCAGAAAAGGACTGCCACATCTGGGCAACGGTTTTTCGAGAAACCGAGCCCTTCGTCTGTGGTTACGAGGAGCTGCCGCCTGATGCTCCAGCTGACGTCGAGCCAGTTCCCATCATGCGCAACTACGTGATGGTGGCTTTAGTAGGAATGAAGCTTACGGCTCTTACTGCCACTCCAGTTTCCATCACCTTCGTTGATAACCCAGCGTCAGATAAACCAGTTACCTATGTTCTCCAGGTGAATTCCGACACTCACGTTTTTCTGAGCGTCAATGAGTGCTCAGCCTTTAGATTCAATGGAGCCTGCTCTACCGCGATGGTGGTTTCGCAGGTAGTTTAACCCACCTCAACTTGAAAGGAGCGCATCATGCGCGTGTCTTTGACGCTTGATGCGTCTGATAAACGCTGCGACCTGGGGTCGTAGCTCAACGGCTAGAGCAAGGGGCTTTTAACCCCGAGGTTGTGGGTTTGAGTCCCACCGGCCCTACCAATAATGATTCAGAGCTGCCTCTGCCAAAGGACTGGCACCGACCCTCCGAAGGTTGGTTGCGGCGGTTCGAGTCCGCCCAGAGGCTCCAGTTTTGGCCTTCCGGTAGCAGTAAATACGCTATCTGCCGCGCATTTTAGATCAATATGCCAACTCACATCATTAACGAGTGCCCACTAGTCCAAGTTTTGGATGATGTTATCCCACACTCTACCTGCCAAGAGGTAATTAGATTGACTTCACAGAGTGAAATGCCATCTAATTTAATTGACATAAATGGAAAACTTATTAGAGACAATCTCATTTCGAAACAGCACGTATCTACCTACAAAGGAGATGACTTAGACAAGCTCATAGACGAAGTTTGTGAAAAGGTTTCACTTGTCACCGGGATAAACAAGAATAGGTTTGAACGACCTCAAGTTAGGCACTATAAGCAAGGAGATTATTTTAATCTTCATCATGATTATTTCACATTTGATATCTCGAGTGAGACAGACCCAAAAGTGCTAGAAAACATGAGAAGAGGTGGCAACCGTGTCTCCACGCTTATTATCTATCTGAATGATGAATTTGAGGGTGGTGAAACATTTTTTCCTTGGTTGAATCAGGCAGTTAAACCGAAAACTGGTAGCCTACTTAGGTTTGATTATCATTATGATGATGCCTTGCCCAATGTTAAAACCGATCATTGTGGTATGGGTGTCGAGAATGGCGAAAAATGGATCATGACAATATTCGTCCATGAGACAGACCGCTCGACACGCATTGAAAATCCAAAGAGCTTTGATGCTGAGAGAGCATTCTATTCAAACCCTCAGGACGCCGTATTTGAACTTGAGTGCGGTCCAGAAGATGATAGAAGAGTTCTCTCAGTCACACTTCCTGCAAATAATGACCCCAGTAGCGCTATTATTCTTGGAATGACCGGAGGCATAGAATCTACGCTTCTTCTGTATATCTTAGCTGCCCTTAATGAAACTCAAAAAGTCCCATATCACATTTTGCCAATAAACATAATTTATTGGTATGCGAAAAATAAAAACGCTGTAGCCCCACCAGCTCCTGAGACAGGACTTAATATTAGAGAAATAACTAATTGGGTCAAAAGAAAGACAGAATCACCGCATATCGACAGGCTTTTTGGGTGGGTAATGGAAACTATAAATGAAGACCAAAAAGTAGGCTTTGCTTCTGGGCTCCAGCAGGTCTTGGACTACGAGAAATATCTTCACCTCTATTCCTATGCCCCAGAGTACAAGCAGTTTTTTAGGTTTTGGAAAATAAAGTGGGCATATGCTGGGGTCAATGAAGTTCCTCCACCCAACGCTCTCCCATCAAGGACGATCGCACGACGAATTCCTATAACCGATCCTAGAATTTTTGCCCCATTTTCCAATTTGCAGAAGCACCATATCATTGACGCGGTGCTGCAACTTGAATTAGAAGAGCTTTTTGAGGTGGTAAGGAAGTGCAAGGTCCCGCATAAAACGCTAGATGAGAAGTGTCAAAATCTATGGCAGTGCGAAGAAAGGCGCTGGGGCTTTAGGAAGCTAGGACTATATGATCTTGGCAATAAATACTTCACCAACAACTCAACATTAGGAGAAAGCAATGGAAAAGAATGATGTAAAGGAACAAGAAGTTCAAAGCGCAGTCTCACAAGAATCGAGAGACAAGGGGCAACCAAAGCTTTCAGAAAAATCTCTATTGAAAGCTGGCTCAATCAAAATGATTCTTTCTGATAAACAGACACGTGAAACTTGTGTAGTCGGTGAAGCTGGTATATTTTGAATTTATGATAGTTCGGCTGCTATGAATTTCACAAATAATTGGCAGGCACTTCTTTTTGACTGTATATGCGCGATGACACAAACACATCAAGCTCTAAGTTCTTAAAAGCTGTCATTGGTTGCCTTATGGCTGCACAGCTTACTTTATGGCTGGCAGCCATTTTCATTTTCTTTTTTCCTGGTAACTACCTTCTAGGTTTCTACAAGCTGCTGCCCAGTGGGATAATCTACCCTTCTGGCGATTTTGACTGGATTATCGCCCTTCTGCACTTTGCTAATGGATTGAGCGCCATCTTCGGCTACTTCATTTCCGCGTTTTTCATCCACTTGGCGGTTATAGTCAAGGATCGAACAGTTAAGTTCATTTGCGCTGTCATGTCAATCAGCACGCTGCTGGCAGCTGCCACCAATTCCATCTCCATTATGGTGATGGTGATAGGTGGCGAGTACTACCTGATTGCCCTGTTGATGTCAGTCTGCTCGACGCTGTCTTATCTAGTCACCACTTTGGTTTTTATATCCAACTACAGCTTCATCCGCAGAATAGGTGAAAACTTGCATTTGATGAGCAAGTAACTAAATAGACAGCTATGCAGTTCAAGACTTTTTTATCGCTAATTGAAGCTTCATATGAAGGCAATCTTGGAATGATGGAAATGTTCAAGTTCTACAAGGTGGCTTCAGCTGAAGAAAAGAATCAGATGCGGAAGCTGCTGCTAGCCGGAGATCAGGAAGCGGCGTGGAAGCTTCTTCAGAAGGTGACGGGTGTTAAGCTTAAATGAGAGAAGACATTGTAGCATTCATTAACGACATGATTGACACGCTCACCTGGCAGCGGGTTGGGCTTTTTCTCGTCTTCATGGTGGTGATGATTTCGATGCTGGTGCTATATGAGAACAGAACTGCCTTCATTGATTCGCTTCTATCGCGACCGTCAATTGATAAAATGGAGGCTCCGTGGGAGCTTTCAGAAGCCTCAAAAGCTGAGCTCAAAAAGCTGACGCAGCAGAGCATTGTTGGCGGCGTTCTAATGACAGAAGTTGATTTGAAGAAAAACAGGCGGGTAACCAAATTTTGGTACGTTCGAGATTCTACGCTGAGAGACGATATTGCTAGAACTGTAGCTACTCTGCTTCCTCAACCATTCTTTAACGACGATGCTAAGAACAACTTTCAGATGCTCGAGGTATTCGGTAACGTATTTGTCTGCTCGAGAACTGTGGATACTGTGTTTCACGCTATTTTTCCAAACATGCACAAGGAACTCCCAGTCGTGTGCCGACTCTCAGTCCCGCCTTTTACGGGGGATTTTGCAGGTTTTATCACCATCGCCCTTACTAGGGAACCAACTCCCTCAGAAGAAGAAGCCCTAAAGATAGAAATATCACGCATATCGATAAACATGTATATCCGAGATATCCAGCAGAAGAATAGAAAATAAGGCGTATAGAACCCTGCATGGAAATAGGATGGATACACGATGGTGCGGCTAATTATTAAGCTCATTAGGACTTTGAGTCTTGACAAGATTGCAATTTTTGCAATAATGTCGTTTTTAAGCATAGTGGGTTTTACTTTTTGGGAAAACAGAGAAAAGCTGTCACAGCTCAGCTTTTACGCTTCTCAGGGAATGACAATTTCACGCTACGTTGTTACCTGGAAAATATCTGAGAAACACGAAGCAGCCCTTCGAGCTATAGTGTCGTCGGACAGCAAGATTGTGGCCGGTGGCGTATTCAGCTCCAACGTGCGCTACAACGAGATTAGGCCGGTGTTTTTCTATTCTCCGGACTCCTCTCTGGTTTCGTCAGTGGCATTTGACACGCAGAGCCGGTTTAGTCGAACTCCTCTTTTTTCGTTTGCAGAAATCAGCAATGCAAATATCATCAAGCTGATAAATGGGCAGTTTGTCTGTGGTCCATTTGCTGACACCAATCTTTCTATTCTTTACCCAGAACTAAACTCTATTTTCAAGTATGCCTGTAGAGCAAGCATTCCTTCTTACTACGGCTACTTTTCTGGCTACATTGCAGTTTATCTCTCTGAAGCCCCAAGCAAGGAAAAACAGCAGCAGCTCAGGCTGGTGATGGAAAACCTGGCTAACGAGATCTACTTCAAGGACGTAGTAAGAACGCAGAAGCTTGAGAAGATAGAAACACCAGTGAGAATAATGTGATTCATACACTTCTAGTCTGTATCATTGTCGCGGCACCACTACTGGTGGTGCTGGCGGCGATCTTTTCAGCTCTAAGTAAGCGTGACGATAGAAAGCGCAAAAGCTACTTTATAGACGGAATCTACTGTGGTCCGGAAAGAAGAAGGTCTGGCGGCAAGAGCTCTAACGGCTAATCTAGGTTGAGCGGCTGCCAGCAGCCACCAGGTTGAGTAGGTGCTGTATAATACTCAAAACTGGAGGACACCTATGGATACGGCTCAGTGGCTGTTTAATCGTCTCACCGAGTCTGAAAAGATTTCTCTCCGCGGGGCTAGCCCAGGCGCGGTTGAATACATGGCTGACGACTCCTTTAGGAGCGATCTGCCAACTCACCCGTTTGAGGAGCGAGTTGCCATTCTCCAACAGGTGAGGGAGCTCGCTATCGCCGAGCTTAGGGTGAAGAGCCAGCGAAGCGGCTTCAGCGAAGTGACTTGGAAGTTCTAATGGAAAAAGTGGTTTGCCGCAGCGGCGTTATCCTCTACTGGGACAGCACCCTTCAGGTTGGTGACCTGATTACTGTCTGCGGTACTCCTGGCTTCCACATCTTGGAGTCCATTGAGTTCCGAGACGGTACAACCCCCTTGATGGGGTACGTGACGGTTGTCAAGGCAGATGGCAAGAAGGTGAAGAGCCCTAAAGCCATTTGCCACATTGACGCCTCCCTTGTCAGGCGCGTCACCAGGGAAGATATTCAGAGGCTCTACGAGCTTGATGTCAACAGCGCCATCATTCGGCGCGACAACCTGCTGGAATTTGCAACCAGGTAAAGGTAAATAGCTCCTATCTAGGATAGGAGCTAACCATGAAAACTGTCGCTGTTGTTGGAGCTGGTAGAGTAGGACTTTCGTGCGCGAAGATTCTGTCAAAGGTATCTCAGCTCCCCGTCATCGTTGTTGATGCCTCAGAGAAGGCCCTTGAGAAGGCGAAGGCGGAGCTTCCAGGAGCTGTCGCCTCTGTCGCCAATGGGCGCGACGACCTTTTGGCAGCCTTCAGGCGCCATTCCGTTGAAACTGTCGTCTGCGCCACCCCGTTTTCAGCTAACCTAGAAGTTGCTCAGGCGGCCTTTTCCGCTGGCGCAAACTACTTGGACTTTACTGAAGACGTCTCAGTCGCCGCCCAAATCAAGGGCCTAAGCCCGACGCACGTCAGCGCAGTTTCCCAAACTGGGCTGGCGCCTGGCCTAATTACCTACATCGGTCTTTCGCTCTTCAGGGATGGAGCTAAGCCAAGCAGCCTGGCTCTTCGAGTTGGGGCCCTGCCGCTGGCGTCGCTGGGGCCCGGTCACTACGCAATTACGTGGTCTCCAGAAGGGCTGGTGAATGAGTACCTGCGTCCAGCCCTTAGAAAGGTGAATGGCTCCATTGAATCGATTCAACCGCTTCAATGGCACCACCGCGAGCAGCTTATTCTCGATGGTGTTACCTACGAGGCATTTCCTACAAGTGGTGGGGTTGGGGACCTTGATGCCTACAGCTCAATTCCGAGCGTTGAATACAAGACGCTCCGCTACCCAGGGCACCTGGACTTCATCAAGCCATTCATTGAAGGTAACAGCAGCTTTGAGCAGAAGGTAGAGAAGATAAAGTCGCTTTTTCCGACAACGAGAGATGACCTGGTGGTAATGGCGGCGCTGGCACAAGATGCAGATGGGCACTGCTCGGCTTTTACCAAGGTGGTGCATTCAAACCGAGAGTTGAATATGACCGCCCTCGAGCTGACGACTGCCGGGACTGGAGCGGCGGTGGCTGAGCTGCTCTCTCGACAGCTTCTTCCCAAGGGCTTCGTGACCGCTGATAAGATAAAGCTTCAAGCTCTACAGCAGACCAAGGCCTACCAGCTTATCCAACAGCAAATGTGACGCCGATTTATAAATAGGACCTATAAGCAAGGAGAACGCAATGATTGACTTTGTACTTGGAATTGTTGTTGGCGCGGCTTTCTCTCCCTTCTGGCTGAAGGTGTGGGACTGGGTCAAGGAGCAGTACCGAAGCCTGAAAGCTTCTCAGCCGAAGGAGTGATCATGGAGGTGCATTTTGACATCATCCATGGTCTTTCATTCGGGATAGAATACATTGCCCCAAGCGAAGAAGCTGACATTGCCTGTCCGTGCGTAGTTCTGGATGTTGCGATGTTTAGATGGGTGTTTGAATTTACATCTTGAAACCACCCGCAGAATCAAAGATTGGGGTTCTGTTACGGGTAACAGGACCCCATTTTGTTACAAATGGAAGATAATAGAATGATAAAAACAGGTTATAATCACAGCATGCATGACACTTCTGAAGCTGGATACGAGAAGCGCCCAAGAGCCGGGCTTATTCCATACCTGCGCGGTGAGGATGGCAAGCTGAGCTACCTGATGATGGTCAGTTCTGACCCTAAGTTCGGTGGCCCAAGGCCGATGATCAGCAAGGGAAAGATTGAAGAAGGTGAGTCACCGCTGGTGACGGCAATTCGAGAAGCTGAAGAAGAGCTTGGCTTCAAGCAGCGCAACTGCCGAGGTGACTATCATGAGATCTTCAATGGCCGCGTTGAGCTGTATTCAGGTGCCTACACGCTGACAGTTTTTGGAGTGGAAATTCAGGATCGATACGACTTTGACAAGTGGTGTGACGAAACTGAATACACGCTTTGGATGACGCTTGATGAATTTCGACAGAAGGGAAGAAGGGACCACGTTCGGTTTGTGGAGGACCTTGAGAGGATGGTATCATGAGCAGGATTCTAACTCTTGACCAGCACGGCATCCCGCACCGGTGGGTGTCGCACGAGACCGCCATCGTCTACCACGCCAAGAACCTAGTTGCCTGGCAGCTGGGCGAAGGGGAAGGCGACGTCCTCTACCGGGGCGGCATCAACCGCCTGACTGGCAAGCAGTCGCGCATCGTTACCGCTCCGATCATCGCCATCAAGGGTGAGACCGTTGCCGCTAAGCGGATGAGCAAGCCACCGTCGCTGACGAACCGTGAGCTGTTTCGACGTGACCACTACATGTGCGCCTACTGCGGTGGCATCTTTAAGGAGCTCCAGCTGACACGCGACCACATCATTCCCCGCTCGCGCGGCGGCGACGACAAGTGGACCAACGTCGTCACGGCGTGCGAGAGGTGCAACCACAAGAAAGACGACCAGCTTCTGCAGGAATGCGGGATGGAGCTGCTGTACGTGCCGTACGCACCTAACCGGGCAGAGGCCCTTATCTTGGAAAATCGAGTCATTCTCGGGTGCCAGATGGAGTACTTGAAGAGCTTCATCCCGGAGCACAGCCGAGTTTGGAAGCACCTTGGGATAGCGCAGTGACCTCCAGTTGGCAGACCTACTATAAATAGTAAGTGTATTCTGCCAACTGGAGTTTCAGTGAAAATTGATGAACTTTTAACTGAAGGTATTCGCTATAGAAGGCCGGTGCCGGTTAGAGAGCCTGTAACGATAGAGGTGCCGCCTAACACCCCCGGAGCCTTTCGTGAAACAAAGTGGAACGCAAAAACGTGGTCGTTAGAACCCACTGGCCGCTGGATAAAGATCGTTAAAAGAACTGTAAAGCGCGACGGCGAGACTGTGACTCACATCCCGTTCAGGCACGATGCAAAATTTAGAGTAGCAGCCAATGACTGGGGAGAGCCTACGCCAGCTGGAAAAGCGGGTGAAGGCTTCATTTTAGGACCAGTTGGAGACTGGCTTGACAAGATGGGTGCCACTAAGGAGGACATCCCAGCAGCCCTTAAGTTGGTGCGTCAGTCTAATGAGTACAAGAAGCTTATCGATCTTGGGTTTCAAGAGAAGCCTACCCCAGCGCGTGAACGGGACGGCACTCTTGTCCTGGTAGCCTCTTTTAAGCCGAACCTTAACAGTCCTGAGCCAATGAACCTCTTCTATCGAGTTCTGCCAAACGGCAAAATTCGCGCGCTGCCTTCAGAGAGTAGCAGACATGGAGGTCCCGTTCAGACCTTTCAGCCGATGACGACCGAAACTCACCCTAACCTGACACCAGTTGAGCGGATTGCCGGGTCTATGATAAGATCACTAGCAAAGCTTCGTAAAGTTGTCGCTCGTCACGTCAAAACCCATCTTTTCAAGCAAAATGAACCTCGATGAACGAATTGCTCGCTTCGTAAATCGCCTAGTTTTGTATTGGGCAGTTGTCGCCGGCGTTGCAGTGGCTGTTACCGTAATTAGCACCTCCCCTTCAGTTTGGTGGATTGCCGTTGGAGTAGGGATTGTCATTCTCTATTTTGCAATGCTCTTTTTTGGTGGAGTGTTCTTTGCCTACAAGATAGAAAAAGAGAAGATCGAAGAGCCTGAAGTTATTGTCAAAGGCATCGAGATTGTTGGTAGGTCCGATGAGGTCATTGGCCGCTACATGGACCACGATATTCACGAGTGGCTTGAATTGAAGATTGGCGATCAGGTGACGCGCTATATGTACGAGGACATCGCCGCCGTTCAGCCAGGGTCGGATGGGCATGTGCTGGTGCCGTTCGAAGACGGAGTTGCCCTCGTAAATGGGATGATCTACCGCCGTCAACCTGAGTAATTCTTACTACTTTTTGCTCCCACATATATAATAGCAGTATGCATTGAGAAATCAATGCCAAGCGATTGGCGATGAACCGATCGGTTTCGGTTATCTTTAAAACGGCGCCTGTTAACCTTCGGGTTGGCAGTAAACAGAAAGCAAGAACTGGCAATTTCTTCTATTTCCGAACCACTCTTTGTTCACCCCATTCAACCAATCGAAATTCGTCAACCTTAACACAGACCGCTTGGAGTTGGTTATCATTAAACGATGACGCTAAAAGCACTTAGCTTGCCTGTACAAGTTGAGAGACAAGCCCGTAAGCTGGGGGTACGTCGCCAAAGCCTTACGAGCGACTAGTTAGTCTTCTAGAAAGAAGGCCGTTGGAGGACCGAACACCTCATGAGTTACCCGTAACGAATTAAACGGGTGTAGACGAGAGCGCAGTCCATCAAAAGATTGATATCTCGTTGAAGCTTCCAACCCCGTATTTTTGTCTGTGTTAAGGCTGACACCTAACTTGCTGTCGTCGACAGCCGATTCAGAAGGAGACCGATATGTCAAACGTCTATGCAGATTTCGCTACCGCCAACACCACCAATGCCTCTAAAGCGGTAACTCCGCAGGTGCAGGCCATTCCAGGCCGTGAAGCAGAAATGAAAACTAACAACGCTGGTGGTGTGACCTTCACCCTTGACCAGTGGGGTGTTCTGGACCGCTTCCTGATGATCGGTTCGGAAGGCGGCAACTACTACGTCGGCGAGCGTGACCTCACCAAGCAGTCGTTTGACGTTGTCAAGAAGTGCATCGCTGAAGACGGCCTCCGCGTCGTGAATCGGGCTCTTGAGTACTCACTCGCTGGCCGGGCACCGAAGAACGACCCGGCAGTTGTCGCCCTCGCTCTTGCCGCCGTGTACGGCGACGATGTTACCCGTGCAGCCGCCTACGATGACCTACCAAAGGTTGCCCGGACTGGTACGTGGCTCTTCCTGTTCGTCTCGATCCTCGACTCCTTCGGCAAGTGGAACGCGGCGGCAAAGCGCGGCGTTGCCAGGTGGTACACCAGCAAGGACATGGACCGACTAGCGGTACAGCTCCTGAAGTACCAGTCACGCAACGGCTGGGCGCACCGCGACGTCCTCCGGCTGGCTCACGTCAAGCCGTCAAATGAAGTCCAGTCAAACCTGTTCCGCTACGCGGTAGGCAAGGAGCTGGCTCTAGGAGCTCCAGTGCCTCAGCTGCTGGTCGACTTCGAGACGCTGAAGCGGACTGATTCCAAGAAGGAAGTGCTGCGAATTGTTGAGAGCAATGATGACATCACCTGGGAAATGGTGCCGACCCAGTGGCTCAAGGACAAGGACATCATGCTAGCGCTCGTCCGTAACATGGGTCTGACTGCCGTCATTCGCAAGCTGGGCGTGCTCACTCAGAACGGCGTCATCGCTCCGCTGTCGGAAGGCACCAAGCTGGTGGTAGACAAGCTGTCGGACGCTGGGGCCCTGAAGCAGCAGCGCGTTCACCCGATCACGATCCTGCAGGCGCTGAAGCAGTACGCAACTGGCCACGGTCAGAGGGGCGGTGCTGCCTGGCAGCCGGAGCAGCGGGTCGTTGACGCGCTGGACGACGCGTTCTACGCGGCGTTTGAGCACGGTGAGAAGAGCGACGAGTCGTACCTGATGGGCGTCGACTGCTCTGGTTCGATGTTCAGCGCTCATGTCAACGGTTCTCCGAACCTAACGGCGGCAGAAGTTGCGGCGGTGATGGCGCTGGCGATCGTCAAGAACCAGCCGAACTACTGGATCGGTGGCTTCAACACGACGCTGGCAGAGCTCAAGATCTCTCCAAACATGCGGCTCGACACAGTCCTGAAGGTGATGGAGCGCTTCCCGTGGGGCGGTACCGACTGCGCGCAGGTTTATCTCCATGCTTCAAAGATGGGCATGAAGGTGGATCGCTTTGTAACAATTACAGATTCAGAAACTTGGGCAGGTCGTATTCAGCCTGTCCAAGCTCTGCGCGATTACCGTAAAAAGTTCAATCAGGCAGCAAAGGGGGTCGTTGTTGGTACTAGCGTCAGTGAGTTCAGTGTTGCTGATCCGAAGGACGGCGGCATGCTCGACATTGCGGGATTCGATTCCACAGCACCACAGATCATCGCTAGCTTCTGATTGACGAGAGGCAACTGTAACATTTCCGCTCGTTGCAATTCCCGTCGCTAAAGTGAGGCGGTCAAGGCTCCAATTTGGAGCCTTGACCTATGGTTGGTTACAAATTGATCCTCCTCGTAACACTATGTCTTGCCAACAGGTGGGTTGCAGTGTATAATAGCCTCATTGGTGCTGTCAAAGCGCCTACCTCAGTCCGCGTTCTTATTCAAGGAGCTGTGCATGAATGACGCCTATATTGAAACGCTCTTTACCTATTTGTCTGAGCATGGCTACCGCTACGAGGTCAGTTCCAGTGAGGAAATGCTGAAGATTGCCTACATTGAGGTCCTCGGTAAAGACAAGCCTGATCTTGAAGTCAGCATTTCATTTGGCTCGCCTGAAGAGATGGAACAGGTAGCGCAGTTGATGCTGCGGGCGGCGCAGGTGGCACGCGAATTTGCAAAGTTGAAGTAATAGGCACCTGTAACATTTTCCACCCGTTACAAACGGCAGCCACCGTTAGTGTATAATTGCTCCATCATCAATGGAGAGACCATGGAAATCAACTACGCCCTCATCGGCTCCATTCCTGAAGTCGAGGTGTTTCGCAACTCCCTCCCGAAGCTGATCGAGGAATACGAAGCCCGTATTTCCCCTCGCCTCCAGCAGATGGCCCTGGGCGTCACCATTGAAATGTGCGCCCAGCACTTCTACGGCATCGATGTAGCCGAGTGTGGTTCCATGAAGGAAGTGATCGATGCAATTCGCTCGATGGATGAGGAACTGGAATTCAAGTGATGGTGCAAAATCCCTCGGAGTTTCGAAGAGTTCTGTTGGAGCGCTTTGCGCGCTCACCTCTCACCATCGGTGGCGTGGTGATCGATGGCAGCATTGTCGAAGAAGCTATCGAAGAGGTAATTGGCGCAATGGTGAAGGCGTACACTGAGCAGGGCAGCCCCACTTCCTGCGAAAAGATCGTTGGAGCCCTCTTTGTGAGCCTGATTGAGCGCTCGAGCGCGGAGTGATGTATAATAGCATCATGGACGCGCTGACCAACTTCGACAAGCTCAAGATCTCAGCCCGTTACTGGCTGCTTGGAATGGCTGAGCATGACCCTGAATACTTCAAGGTCATTGAGGCTATGGAGCTTGCGAGCGAGCACCATGATGGCTACCGCAACGGCGGTGATCCCGAGTTCATTCATCAACTTGGCATCTTCCACTACCTGCGAACGATGCACAAGCACATTAGGAACCCGAAGACCGTCTACATGCTCGTCTTTCTGCATGACATTCTGGAAGACCCAAACCAGAAGACAAAGGTGTTCATTACGCCAACTGAGCTTGAGGTCCGCTTTGGAGTTCCGTTTGTCGCGAAGCTGAAGAAGATGTCGAAGGAAATTCTGGGCGTCAAGAACCCTGACTACTCGCTCGACGATATCTTTGCCGACGAGGACACCAGCGTTGCCAAGGGCGGTGATCGCGTCAACAATGTAATCAGCATGGTCGGCGTCTTCAAGCGTCCACGGCTGGAGCGCTACGTCAAGGAGACGATGGAGGAGTTCCTGCCGCGTCTCAAGAAGGCGAGGCGGCTGTTCCCCGACGAGGAGGCCATCTTCGAGAACATCAAGCTTGAGCTTGACGGCACCATCACTCTCATTAGCCGCATCTTGGAAGGATACGTTCCGGAGGAAAGCAAGTGATTTGCACAGCACCATGTGTTCCGCCGTGCGCTCGACAAGCAACGTTCAAGCTGCTCAACATGAGGTCGCGTGCAGTTCTCGGCAAGAACTGCGACGAGCACCTTCGCGGGCTGCTTGGCGGTCCTAACCAGGACTACGATAAGGCGCCGCTCGATGAACAGGACGTACCCGCATCGACGGCAGAACAACCGTGATTACTGACTACAAACCGTGCAGCGGCGTTGACTTCAAGCAGAAGATCCGTTGGCGAGGGAACCTGCCATGACCATCAAGATGATTCTAGCTGTAGATCGTGGAAACTCCATTGGGTGGAAAGATGGTCGACTCCCTTGGAAGCTGCCAGGTGACCTGAAGCGCTTTGCCCAGAAGACGAAGGGGAACGCGGTCGTGATGGGGTCCAAGACGTTCTTCTCGCTTGGAAGATACGAGGGGCTGCCGGAGCGCACCAACATCGTCGTTTCAAGCCGATCACCTCTTACCTTCAACGATTCCATTGGCAAGTCGGTGCTCATCTATTCCAGCCTGGATTCAGTCATCGACTCATACCAGCGCGGCGCCTTTGGTCAGCAGGACCTCTGGGTCATTGGTGGTGCCAGCGTCTATGCTGAAGCTCTCCAGAAGAAGCTGATTCAGGAGCTCCACCTTACTCTAGTGGATGCTGCGTCGGGAGCCGACGTTGAGCTTCCAGTTGACATCTACTCCATCAAGCGCTTCATCCTTCTCCAGGCGAAGGAAGGCGCTTATTGGCATGAAACTGAAAGAAAGCACACCGTAGACAACGGCATTCCTGTCACCTATATCACTCTGGAGAAGCTATGACGAAGGTTGCGTTTCATCCTCTTAGGCTGCTTATGTTGGTCCCAATTGTTTTTCTGGGAACGAAGTTTGAAGATGAGCTCATTTCCGTTCTCTTCCAGGTCTCTCTTGGATTTATCACTGGGCTATTTTTCCCGCCGTTTGAATCTGTAAAGGAAAATTGAAATGAAGCTGTTTGACCGGTCTGTGAAGGGCTTTGACACCGTAATTGGCGCCAAAACATCTCTCGTAGGAGGTGTTGTCAACATCAACGGTGTTGCCGTAATCGACGGCAGTATTTCTGAGTCCTCTCTCAGCGTTGAAGAGGCGACAGTGACTAAGAACGGCTTCATCAACGTGAAGCAGCTGACGGCGACCCTGAAGCTCACCATTGAAGGAAAGGTAGAAGCACAGGACCTCAGCGCCGCCAGCATTGTCGTCAAGAGCGGAGCTGTTCTGAAAGCAGATGTAATCTCATATTCTCAGATTTCTATCGAAAACGGTGGGCTTGTTGAGGGCGTCCTTAAGTTGGCTACCCCTGTCACCACCTAACCTGCTTGCTTTTTTCAGTCGGAATCAGCATCTAGCATAAAATACCTTATAGCACAGCACTTCTGGAGATCACTTAATGACCGCACTCTCTTCCCTCACTGCCTCCTTTGCTTCAAAGTTCTCGGCTCCGACGGTAATGACCCTCGTTGAATACCTTGAGGGCTGCCGAAAGGACAAGATGATGTATGCCTCGGCGGCTGAACGAATGGTCGCTGCCATCGGTGAGCCCGAAATCATCGACACCAGCGATGACCCTCGGCTGAGCCGCATCTTCTCAAACCAGAAGATTCGTGTCTACAAGAGCTTCTCAGACTTCTATGGAGCGGAATCGTCAGTGGAGCGAATTGCTGCCTACTTCCGCCATGCCGCGGCTGGGCTGGAAGAATCTAAGCAGATCCTGTATCTAAAGGGTCCAGTCGGTGGCGGCAAGAGCTCCTTGGCCGAACGCCTTAAGTTCCTGATGCAGAAGTTCCCAATCTACGTTCTGTATGATCCGTCTGAGGCAAACCCTGAGCTCCGCCTCTCACCTGTTCTAGAGAGCCCTCTCGGTCTCTTCAGCGCTGAGGAGCACGGGGCTCTTCTTGAGAATGAGTACTCGATTCCTCGCCGCTACCTCAACACCGTGATGAGCGGCTGGGCACAGGAGAAGCTTCGTGAGTTTGGCGGCGATATCACTAAGTTCCACGTCATGAAGGTCTACCCTGATAAGGACCGCCAGGTGGGCATCATGAAGGTGGAGCCGGGCGATGAGAACAACCAGGACGTTTCGGTCCTCATTGGCAAGGTCGACCTGCGAAAGCTTGACAAGCTACCGCAGAACCACCCGTACGCCTACAGCTACAGCGGTGGGCTGAACCGCACCACCCAAGGTCTAATGGACTTTGCTGAGATGTTCAAGGCGAACATCAAGACGCTCAACCCGCTCCTGATGGCGACGCAGGAACACAACTACAACGGGACGGAAGCTATTCCGTCCATGCCCTACAACGGCATCATCCTGGCGCACAGCAACGAGGCGGAGTGGTTCAACTTCCGGAACAACAAGACGAACGAGGCGTTCCTTGACCGGGTCTACATTGTCGATGTCCCGTACTGCCTCCGGACAGATGAAGAGGTGAAGATCTACGAGAAGATGCTGACCAGCTCCAGCCTCTCGTCGGCGCCGATTGCCCCGGGCACCCTCAAGATGCTGGCGCAGTGGAGCATTCTGACGCGCCTCAAGCCGCACGAGAACAGCACCCTCTGGGCGAAGCTCCGCGTCTACAACGGCGACAACGTGAAGGACACGATGCCCAATGCGAAGCCGTATGAAGAGTACCGCGATGCCGCTGGGATCGACGAAGGCATGACCGGCATGTCGACTCGCTTTGCCTTCAAGGTGCTTTCGGCTACCTTCGACGTTCGACCTGAGGAGCAGCAGGCAAACCCAATTGACCTGATGTACGTCCTCGAGGAGGCAGTGAAGAAGGAAGCTCTGCCGCAGGAAACGCAGGAGAAGTACATCGACTTCATCAAGTCCAACCTTCAGCCGCGCTACTTCGAGTTCCTGGAAAAGGAGCTCCGAACCGCCTACCTCGAAAGCTACCGCTCCTTCGGTCAAAACATGTTTGAGCGCTACGTTCTCTTTGCTGAGGCGTGGATCAGCGATGAGCAGTGCCGTGACCCTGAGACGCACGTTCTGCTGGATCGAGACAACCTGAACAAGCGCCTTGAGGAGGTCGAGAAGGCAGCCGGCATCGTCAACGCGAAGGACTTCCGCAACGAGATCGTGAACTACGTTCTCCGCTACAAGGCAAAGAACGAGGGCAAGTCACCTGCTTGGGACCAGTACGAGAAGATCAAGACCGTGATCGAGAAGCGGATGTTCAGCGCCACCGAGCAGATCATGCCGGTAATCACCTTTGGTCCGAAGCAGGACAAGGAGCTGGAAGAGAAGCACAAGGGCTTTGTGCAGCGAATGGTGGAAAAGGGCTACACCGAGAACCAAGTGAAGATAATGGTGGCTTGGTTTGCCAACAACAGGAAGAGCGCCTGATAGAAGCACAACATGACTGGGCGATCCACCTTCATCTTCATCGACCGTCGAAAGACTGGTCGTGGAAAATCACTCAACAACAGGCAGAAGCTGTTGGAGCGAATCAAAGAATCGATTCGCTCTGCCAAGCCTGACGACATCGACGCGGGCGGGGTATCAGCCACTGGTGGGGTGGCAAAGAAGACGCTCAGCAATCCTATCAAGATTGCGAAGAGCGCTCTTCACGAGCCTACCTATCACTATGAGCCCTACACTGGAGAAATAGAGGTCGTCCTCATTGGAAACGACCGCTGGGAAAGAGGCGACAAGTTTCCAGTCAATGGAGAAGGGTCCGGCGGCGGCAGTGGAGAGGGAGCAGGCGAGGGAGAAGATGGTGAGGACGACTTCATCATCAACATCAGCCGCAGCGAGTTCTTTGATGTCTTCTTCGAGGACTGCGAGCTGCCCGATCTTCAGGAGTCGCAGGAGAAGGACAACCCTGAGGCGGTGTGGAAGCCAGCCGGCTTTCAGAAGGAGGGCAGCGCCGCCCAGCTCAGCGTTATTCGCTCCTATCGCAACTCCATCGGTCGCCGAAAGGCGCTCACTCAGGCGGACAAGGACGAGCTTGAGGAGCTTGAGGCTGAGCTTGAGGCGCTCAAGAAGCAGGAGGAAGAGGACGGCAACCTGCTGAATGCCCGCCGCAATGCCCGCTTCAAGGAGCTCTTTGCCCGGATTGAGGAGCTCAAGAGCAAGATCGCCGCGGTGCCTTTCTTTGAGAAGCTGGACCTTCGCTACCATAAGACCGAGAAGGTGCAGGTGAAGCAGGCAGATGCCGTCTTCGTGATGGCAATGGACGTTTCAGGCTCAATGGATGAGGATAAGAAGCGGACGGCTAGAAAGTTCTTCTCTCTTCAGTACGCCTTCATCAAGCGCCGCTACCCAAACACTGACCTCGTCTTCATTGCCCACACGACTGAAGCTGAAGAGATGAATGAGGAGGAGTTCTTCACAACTCGAAGGAACGGCGGCACCATCGTCTCAAGCGCTCTTGAGCTTGCCTACGAGATCATCAAGAGCCGCTACGACACCAACCAGACAAACCTCTACTTCTCCTACGCTGGAGATGGTGACAACTGGGACTCGGACAACGGGCTTGTGATGGACATCATGGAAAAGAAGCTCCTTCCAAAGCTGCGGCACGCCGTCTATGCTCAGGTCGGGCAGACCTTCTCATCGCAGTTTGGAGGTAACAACCTCTGGAATACGATGCTCTCAGTTTCTCGTTCAAATCCAAAGCTCCATGTGGTGAAGATCAACGACGACAATGAGGTATTTAGCGCCTTCAAGTCAGTGTACAAGAAGGTGAAGGTATGAAGAAGAGCGGCACTGACAGACCCCGGCGGCTGACCAGCATCGCCGTCATTCTATGGACCGCTCTGGCGGTGGCACTTGTCGTCGTCCTCGGACTAGCAGCCATTGTCCTGGTGCAGCTACCAGAAATTCTAAAGGTGTTTTTGCCATGAGCGATTTCGTCATCACCTCTCGAACCGATTGGTCTCCCGCCCTCATTGAGCGAGCGTACCGTGAGTGCGAGATCATTGCTCTAGAGGAGCTTGAACTTGACATCTACCCTAATCAGATCGAGGTGATTTCAGCTGAGCAGATGATTGATGCCTACGCCTCGATCGGGCTGCCCGTGAACTACAATCACTGGTCCTTTGGCAAGGAGTTCCTGAAAAACTTCAAGGCATATGAAAGCGGGCGAATGGGGCTTGCCTATGAGATTGTCATCAACTCAAACCCGTGCATCTCCTACCTGATGGAGGAGAACAGCATGCTCATGCAGACGATGGTGATTGCTCATGCCGCCTTTGGACACAACGCCGTCTTCAAGAACAATGAGTGCTTCAAGCAGTGGACGAACGCAGGCTCCATCATCGACTACATGATCTTTGCCCGCGACTACATTCGCCAGTGCGAGCAGCGGTATGGCGCGGCTGAGGTTGAGGAAGTTCTAGACGCTGCCCACGCTCTGGCGCCACACGGCGTCGACAAGTTCAAGCGAAAGCACCGACCTCGCCTCAATGAGGACCAGCGCCTTCAGAAGCTGATTGAGGAAGAGGAGCAGCGCCGGCGCGATATTGACCATATCACCCGCAGGACCAGCTTCAGGGTGGCTGAGCTTGACCGGCAGGAGAGCGAGCCGTTTGAAGAGGAAGAGAACCTTCTTTACTTCCTGATGAAGAAGTCACCGACCTTGGAGCAGTGGAAGCGTGAGATCCTCCGCATCGTCTACAAGGTCAATCAGTACTTCTACCCACAGGCGCAGACGAAGACGCTGAACGAGGGCTTCGCCACCTTCACCCACTACTACATCATGAACCGCCTAGAGGAGAAGGGCATCCTCACGCCAGATGCCTTCATGGCATTTCTAGATTTTCACTCCGGCGTCATCTACCAACCGGCATACAACAGCCGCCACTACCGAGGCTCAAATCCATACGCTCTTGGTTTCGCCATTTTACAGGACGTCAAGAGAATCTGCGACAACCCAACCGCCGAGGACCGTGAGTGGATGCCGCACCTCATTGGAAAAAGATGGCAGGACGCGGTAAAGGAGGCGGCTTTTGAGTTCAGGGACGACGGCTTTATCGCCCAGTACCTCTCACCGAAGGTGATTCGCGACCTACGGCTCTTCAGCGTCGGCATGCAGAAGAACGATGACGACGTCAGCGCCGTTGTCACCGAGATTCACGACGAGGTGGGCTACCGCAACATCAGGAAGAGCCTGGCAGAGTCTATGGAGCGGATAAACGCCGTCCCGCAGATTGCAGTGGTTGGGGCTGACATGGAAGGTGATCGAACGCTGAAGCTCAAGTACACCCCATACCGTGGGAAGGAGTTGAATGAAGATGACGCCGTCATAGTCACTGACTACGTGAGCGAGCTTTGGGGCTACACCGTCGAACTTGATTGTTGATCAATACCGAATAAGGTAGATGTTGTCTATCTTCTGGTGCTCGCCGTTGCCTCCCACATCACCTGTATACCTGAATGACCATTCGTCTCCACCCATTCCACTTGGAATAACTAAGTTCATGGAGAGAATAACGGTGTTTGTTGCAATGTCAGTTACAGTAATTTGAAAAGAGAAGGATACTGGAGACAGGCGCGTCCCTTGGATTTCATAGGTCGTCCATTTACCGACGACGCTTGCGTGGGAACCTACATCAACTATTGAAGTAGCTGCGGCGCCGTAGCTGGTCCAGGTGCATGTAGATATTCTATTGAAGTACTGGAGCAAACCTGGTCCGTTACCGCTAACTGCCCCCAGCTGGACCCCCGGAAGACAGCGGCTTCCGCTCTGTATCCATGAATCCCATCTCAAAGTGAAGTAGTTGTACTGAGATAGGCTGATGTTTCTCCATATCCAGTTTTGGCGCCAATTATCAGATCGGGTGCGAATGTAAGCACCGGGATTTCCACCGCTAGAATATACCTGTGTCCAGTTCTGGACACCACCGCCGGTATTCTGAGGGTGCAAGTTCCAACCGCTTAACGTGCTACCGTCATTGGTATACACCACCGCCTTTGACATTCCCCTGAACATGCCGGCGCTTATTTCTCCAGCTGTTGAAATTGGCACTGGCCAAAATGGCGATTTCGGCTGATTGATATCAACGTAGGCCCCACCCCGGTAGTATTCATTGAGACCAATTGGATTAAATCCGCCAAACTCAGATTGGATATTGCTAAATCCCAGGTTGTTAATTGGTGTTGGCATAGCTGGTCCTCTTAAAGTTTTTGATGGCCACTGGAGCTTTCACTATCAAGTGAATCCACAGGAGCGCAAAGTTCTATAGAGCCAAGGTCGAAGGAGAGAGTAACCATCGGGCAGCTCTTCAGGCGATGAGGAATCCAAGATACGTCGCGCCGCCGTCCAGAGTGATGAATCCAACCAAGTTTCTGCCAGAGGCTCTCAGTGTTGGGGCAAAACCGGTAATCCAGGTAACGGAGCCCGGCCAGGTGATGCTGAAGGCACCGCCGTTGGTAATTTGAAAAATAAAGCTGGCAGCAACACCTGATGCTGGAGGATTGGTAAATGAAAGAGTCGCGTTGCCTGCTAGGGTAAAGACTATGTAGTTGGCGTTTCCAAGTGAGATGTTAGTTGCACCAGAGATGCTACCTAGTGAACTTAGTGCGTCAGTTACCCGCGTAGAAAATTGAATATTAGCGGGGCTTAATTTTGCGACGAGGGTAGATGAATTAACGGGGCCTGCACGAAAATCAAACGAGCCAGCGTACATTCTTAAATCACCACCACCATTGGCACCTGTTCCACCAGCAGCTAATATTCTAGAGTCATAATCAACCGTAGTTGATCCTGAGTTGAAATCGATATATGGGGTAGAGGAAGTATTATCTGTTCGGCCAATAGAAAGGTTACCACCATTATCGGTAGCCAGCACAGCTTTTCCGATTCCAGGGTTGATTGCGGAGACAGATTCACCAGTAATGTTGGTGGTATAGATGTCTCCTGAAATACCAGCGCCGCCGGCAATAACGAGAGCCCCTGTCGTCTTTGAAGTTGAGGCCGTGGTAGAAGGCA